CGCACATCGTTTTTTCCTGTGATCTCTGCCATCTCATCCCTCCCTTTATCCTCCAATCCCTTCTCCTTGTGATCAAGTAGGGCGGCCAGACCCCTGGCCGCCTTGAAACCTCCGTTGTTTTACAGCACCGCAGTACCAAAGGCCTTGGCCTTACCGTCGCTGCCTGCCTCCGCCACAGTGACCACCGCGCTGTCACCTGCAGCGATCACGGCGCCGGAGTGGGTCAGTCTGTCCCAGCCGGAGACATCCATTTCATAATCCACCTGCTCGGCGGCGTTACCCAGCTTGTAGTACCAGCCGCAGCCGGCCTCTGCCTCAGGATTGACCAGCAGCTTCACACTGCCGCCATCCAGCTGGGCGGCAGTCACATCCAGATTACGCAGCACAGCCTGAGAACCGTGGTACCAGATGGCATCGGCCTTCTCCTTCAGCACGAAACAGTCGTAGATCACACGGCCTTCCACCAGCCAGCCGGAAATGCCGGGAGGATTGTTGTGGGTCTTGTATTCCTCCAGCTGCTTGGGCGCGGTGGCCGCCATCTTATGGGCGATCAGGAACGCGCAGCCGCTGGGCAGCTTGGAAGAGGGCACCCGGACGATCTTGCAGCCGTCCACCTCGCCGATAACGCCCTTGGCAAGCATCTCCTGCGAGGAATCGCCGGTCTTCACAAAGGCGGGATCCAGCTTCAGCAGATTGGTGAACTTATAGGAGCAGAAAGCCACACGGCCCTTTTCGGGCACATTTTTGTTGCCCAGCTTCTCCATGGCGTTCAGGAACAGCTCATAGGCATTTTCCTTGGTCACAGGTTCGTTGGAATAGTTGCCCCGCTCTGTGGCGGCGGCAGCCAGCTTCCGGAATACATAGGCGTCAAACTCGGGGGCCCAAACCTCCTTCAGCTGGCGATTCAGCGCTTTGCCGGCATCGGAGACCATCTGAGACTGCAGCTTGTCGCCCTTATCGATAATAAAGGTAAACGCCCGGTCCCGGCTCAGAGTCATGGTCTGAATGTTCCGGGTCAGATCATCGGGAGTGCCGTAGCGATTGGAACCGCTGCGGGTGTAGTCCACCATGGCCACGGTGGGCAAAGAATAAACGTTGACGGTCTTGACGCCAACAAAGTCATAGTCGCTGTTCAGCGCCAGCATAGCCTGAGACTCGCGGTTGAACCGTTCATCCACCTGCTTGGCATACTTGGCAGCGAGATTTCTGGATTCTGCCATCTTGCATTACCTCTCTTTCCTATCATTCATCATTGAAGCCTGCCAGAAAGCTGTCGGCAGCGTGGCTGCCGCCGGCAGAGCGCATACTGCCAAGGCTCCTGCTGCGGGCTGCGGCTCTGGCCTGTTCCAGACCAAGCTGCCGCTGCAGCTGTCGGTTGCTCTCCCGCAGCTGCTGCAGTTCATGGCGGCCATAGGCCCGTGACAGGCTGTCACCCTGTTTCACCGCCTGCCATACCTGCTGCGGGATGGTTCTGGCATCCAGCCCCGGATGCTCCCGCACAAACTCGATCAGATCCTGTTCCGGCAACGGCGCAGGCTCAGGCCCCATGGGAACCGTTTCTTCAAATCCGGGCTCTGCCGCAGGCTCCATGGTCATCTCCATGGTCTCTTCCATTGCTCACACCTCCTGTGTCTTGATGTTCTCCCAGGCTGCCATACGGCGGCATCCAAGGCCGTACAGCAATTCTGTGTAGCGCTGCTGGAAAAAGGATGCCATGGTCGTATTCTCTCCCAGCAGCAGGTGGGCAGCCAGACCATAGGGCAGTACGGTCTGTGCCAGTGCGTCGTCCAGATCCAGTGGCTGATCGAAGCTGCGCAGCTCCGGGCAGATCATACCTGCTTCATAAGTATCGGAAAAGGGATACAGTTCGTGCCGCAGCACATTCAGAATCCCCAGGGCCCGCAGCCGATACTCCGCCGTGTCTCTCGTAACCGTTTCACCGCGGACCTCATCCTGCTCATCCATCAGCCGGATAGCCGCATCAAAGATCCAATTCGCATCTGTCATGTGATCACCTCCCTTTGTTCTGCGGTGTAGGGCGGTCAGACCCTTGACCGCCGCTGCAGGCATTACCATCCCCGCAGGTAACTCCCCGTTACCTCTCCGCCCGTCAGATACGCCTCATACCCAGTCTTTCGCGGCTCATCATCCAATTCTTCCGCCGGTAACTCCGGCCGCAGCGTCCGCAGCTGGGCAAAATAGCGCAGGGCATCTGGTCTGTGGGTCAGCTCATGGGGGTGGGTCGCGCAGTCAGAGGGATTCTTTTCATCGTGCTGGATGGCCATCAGATCTCCGATCAAACCCCGGCAGCTTTCAAACACCACCAGACCCGGGCCGCCATCTTTCATGGGTTTCAGCAGTTCTTTTAAGGCCAGCCAGCCCTGTACCCGGCTGTTGTTGGCCTTTACCAGAGGTAGCCCCTGCTCCTGAAAGACCTGTGCCATGGTCTTGCCGGTATCCTTCTGGGTGCTCCACATATCCGGCGGTGCAATGGTGTACTGGACCGTTTCTGTTTTACCCGTGGCAGCCAGTGCCGCTTGTGCCGCCGCCGATACGATCAGCCCCCGCTCTGCCAGTTCCCGATACACATAGCAGCGCCCATTGTAATCAATGGCTACCCACAGGCATGCAAACATATCCAGACCGTAGTCGAAGGCCCGGTACTTGGTCCAGCCCTCAGGGATGGGGAAATCCCGCACCACATGGGTACGCCGTGTGAATTCGGGAAAGTAGCCGCCGGACAGGGCATCCCAGTCTCCGTAGCGGTGGGCACGGCGAATATCCTCCGGCAGCAGCTCCAGGGCATTGATATAGTCGGGGGATCCCTCCAGCAGATCGGTGTTATCCTCCACCGTGGCTTTGATAAAACGGTAATCGGCTGGGTTTTCCATCGGTAAGAACTCTCGCAAAATAAAAAGCCGTTTCACCCAGTGATGACCGATACCGCCGGGATTGGCGGTCATATAGACCCGTTTGGGGATCTTGTTGGCGCCGCGGCAGCAGGCAGCCAATCCACGAAACTCCTGCTCCGTGAACTGCGTGGCCTCTTCCAGGAAGATCCAGTCATATTCCTGTCCCTGATACTTGCCGCTGACAGCAGAGTCATAGCTCTCCATGTTGCCGAAGCGGATATAGCTGCCATTGCAGAATTCCAGTACCCGTTTGGTGGCATGAAACACCGCTGTCTGCCGGTCCACCAGCTTGAGAATGGGTTCTATGACGGAGTTCTCCAGATCCTCATACCGCCGCCGGATGATCAACACCCGCAGTCCCGGGTATCGCAGACAACCGCCCACGGACTTCCTCTGGGTACACCAGCTTTTTCCGCCGCCTCTGGCGCCGCCAAAACAGACGTACTTGACCCGGCTTTCAAAAAACTGTTCCTGCGGCTCCGAGTTGGGCCGCCCCAGATCCACCATGATACTTCCGGCCTTTGCTTTCATTCTTCGCACCTCCATGTCTCCATCGTCATTGCGAGGAGCGAAGCGACGCGGCAATCCGTTCCCCTATCCAAACGGATCTTTCGTCCTCCCGCCAAACTTCACCGTCACCTGCAGCTTCCCTTCGTGTCTGCTTTCCGGCTTGTCAGTCAGCTGAATACCGCCGATGTCCTGCTTCAGCAGAAACAGGGCCTTGGAGCCATTGGATCCGTTCCACCCCGGTGCCGTGGCGTACTGCCCTTTCACCCACGACACCAGCTGCCGCAGTTCCTGCGCCAGCTCCCGGTTTTTTCGCCCGGGACTTTGGATCACCCGCAGGACGGTCTCATCATCCACACCCAGAAAGCCACAGAAGTGCCAGAAATCTGCTTTCTCAAATTCTCCGCTTTCCACCTTCTGCCGGTACTCCCGTATCTTTTTCCGGGTCTGCTGGCAGGACAGGGGAAAATCCGGCGTTGCTGCCATCCCGCTCCCTCCTTTCCGGCGATCACCCGCCGCACCCATATCCTACATGCAAATCCCTTTGCACCATTTTTTCCCATGCCTATTTTTTGAACCTGTTCATCGGTAACCGCTGTCATTGCGAGCCGCCCAAAGGCGGCGTGGCAATCTGTTCTCCCCAATTCATTGAACAAATCCACCTTGACAAGGTTTGAAAAATCGTGCCGGTATGCTATAATCCGACCAAAGGAGATGACTTCCCCATGGCTGTTCTGTCTGTCCTGCTGGGCCTGTGTGCCCTCATCCTGCTGATCTCCCTGCTCTGCTTTCTCCTCGTTTTTTACGCTCCGAAGCAAGCGCCTCCG